TGCATCGCCCGTACTTCGATGAGGCTTGCCGCCGGATTGAAGACGCGCAACGGCAGGCCCCGCTACTGCCGCCCGAACCCCCGCGAGAATGCGTGCAGGAAGGGCTGTTGTGAAACCTAACCCCCACAGCTAAGCGGCGCTCTGCGTCCGCTTGAGCGAACGGTTAGGCGGCACACGATAGAAAGGAATTGAGATGGCTGAGAAAGTAGTGATCGGGAACGCGGAACTTTGGCACGGAGACTGCCGCGAGGTGCTGCCGCTGCTGCCGAAGCATGACCTGCTGCTGACGGACCCGCCATACGGCATAGATGCTGCAAAGGGCAAAGCGCATAGCTCGATACGCGACAACGACGCATGGGAACGCCAAGAATGGGACAAGGCAACTCCTGCCGCGTGGCTGTTCGGGTTGATGCGCGAGCGTGGCGACACGGTGATGATTTGGGGCGGGAACTACTTTGCCGACATGCTGCCCGCCAAGAGCGGCTGGCTTGTGTGGCGTAAGCCTCAAGCCGAGACAGGCTTTTCTCTGGCGGACGTAGAACTGTGCTGGACGAGCCTTGACTTCGCAGCGCGCACGCTGACGCACCAACGCCGAGACGGCAACGAACACCCAACACAGAAGCCCGTTGCCGTAATGGCCTGGAGCATGGGCTTCGCCCCGAAGGCGCAGACGGTGCTTGACCCGTTCATGGGCAGCGGCACAACAGGCGTTGCCTGCGCCCAGCTTGGCAAGGCTTTCACCGGCATTGAGCGCGAGCGCAAATACTTTGACATAGCTTGTGAACGCATAGCCAGAGCCCAGGCCCAGGGGCAGCTACTGCCGCCCGAAGAACCGCGACAGCCTGTGCAGGAAGGGCTGTTGTGAAACCTAACGCAGAGCTAAGGGGCCGGCCGCTTGCGGACGGTCCCGCTTGAGCGCCGGGTTAGAGAACAGGAGAACGAAGATGCCAGCGATTGAATACAAGGTGGTTGCGGGAGAAAAACCAGTTGGGCAATTAAGCCCGGACGCGGTGACGCTACTCGCTTTCCGCATGAATGCACCGATCCTCTACCGTTGCTGCCAGATGGCAATGCACGGCGGTTGCACATGGACAGAAGCGATGCAGACCGCCGCGATTGAGCAAGCGAAGGTGATCGAGCGACAACAAGCTGAACTGGTGCGACTAAGGAGCATGTCGTCGGTTCCGGCGATGTTCTCTAACGCGCAATAGACACCTTTTTAGGTGCCTATCCCGACAGACGCACCTAATTTCACCTGAATTAAAAAAGGATTGAACGTGAGCACATCACACGGACGAATATCACAAGCGATTGATCGTGCACAGCCGATTACCGAAGGACAGACCGTTGAGGTGCTTGCCAGTGATCTTGACGCATTACTTGAGCACTATAGAAGTCTGATTGTCGGACGTGCGTTTGGCGACGTGCGTAGGGAGTTATCGGCAGCAGTCGCGGCAGAGCGCGATGAAATATGCGAAAGAATCCGCTTGCTTCGCATCGCGAAAGAATGCGTACAAGACGATATTGACCGCATGCACAACCGGACAATATCAGACGTTTTGACCATTATCAGATCAAGACAGGAGCCGCAAGGATGACCGAAGCAATGCCAAGCGACGCAACGATTCCAGCGCATTAGCCAATGACCGCACGCGCAGCCGCCAGCATCGCAGCGCGCAGGCGTTGGCACTTGGTGCAGGGCGGTTTTGGTGGCGGAGGTTGCACTGCGGGCGGCGTGATTTGGCGTGGTCTGCGGGGTGTTGGCAGGCGGATCATTCGGAGGGAAGCACCGCAGCGCGGACGGTAAAGGCGATGTCGGCAGCCAGCACGTCGCCGGAAATCTGGGCGGTGCAGCCTGGAGGGATCAAGAACGTATCCATCGTCGCGCTGCCAAACGCGCTGTTGATGAATGTCGTGCTGGTATTCGATCCGCCTGCATCCTTGATCGCGAACGCCTGAAACGCGTTGAACTCGTTCCAGGGAGAGCCTTCGCCAGCCACGGGGAATACGCGGCAGATCAGGGTGTCGGTCGACGCCGAGGCGTCAATCTCCCAAATCACCGGATCGGCGCTGGCGGTTGCGGTGAACGTCCCGCTGGCGTAGGCGGCGGTATTGGTCCAGTCCGGCGTTTCAAACGGGTAGATGCTCAGAATATCGCCGAGGTCAGACCACACCAGCGCACCGCTCGGGCACTCCGGGCATTCGGTTTCCGCCGCAACCGGCACCGCAGCAGGCAGTGTGATGCCGATGTTCATGCCTGCGCGCGATGGCGCGAGTGGGGTCAGTCGAAAGCGGCGAACGCTCATACGGTCACCTGCGTGGCGAGGGTGCGGCCGTCGGCAGTGAGGATCACGATGACGTGCACGCCGGGCGTCATGGCGCTGGCCGGGAAGGTCACGCGGCCTGCGCCGTCGCTGATGCGCGTGGTTTGCTCGTCCAGCGTGGCGGACGCCCCGACAATCGGGCGGCCATCGGTTTCGGTCAGGGTGATCTGGTAGCCGTTGTCGACAACCTGCAGCGTCAGGCCCTCGTATTGCGTTGCCTCCAGCGCGCTGGATTGGCGCACCAGGCGCACGGCTGGCGTGTTTCCCAAGGCGATGCGGGTCCGCAGTTGCGTTTGCTGGGTGCGCAGATCGTATTCGCGGCCCAGCACCATGCCGGTGGCGGCGCTCGACAGCACGGCGTGATCGATCGGCACCACCTCGCCGACGCGCACGATCTGTTCGATGCCCGACAGCGTCACCGACCACTGCGGCCGGGCGTGCTGCTGTAGCAAGCGGGTAGCGACATCGGTGGCCACGCGCGATGACGCAATCCACGGCGCATCGATGATGCGGGTGCGGCGCCCGTGGCGCAGTACCCAGTCGGGCGCGTCCAGTTGCACGGCGGCGCGGGGCGATCCGGCCTCGAACTGGTAGCGCAGGGTAATGTCGTTGACCAGGTCGGCGGCGTCGGCGCTGGCGTCGCAGTCGATTTGTCCGGGCAGCGTGCCGGTGGTCGCCGTAAGCTCCGCAACAGGCCACAGATGGCACAGCCCGCGCGCATCATCGGCCCACACGGCGCCGATGCTGTTGCACAGGCCGGTGATGACTGCGCGCACGGTATCGGCGGCCTCGATGCTGCCGCCCAGTTCCAGCCCGGTGATCTGACAGGCCGCACGGAAATCGTCCAGCCGTGCGGCAGGCACGCCGCGTTCGGCCAGCGTGTTGAGGATGTCCAGCACCACATCGGCGGGGTTGGTCATCAATCGGCCGTTGGCGGTTTTTCCCCGGCCACGGGCGATCAGTTCGGCGCCCTCATCGACAGGCCCGTCGAACTCCACCAGCGCCACCGCGTGCCCTGTGCTGTCGGTGCCGTTGCGGTGCTGCCAGTTGCTCACCTGCTGGCCGGATACCAGCACGGTGTCGATGCCCGCCACGGCGTGATCGGCCCACACGAAGATGCGCCGGTCGCTGGAGTACTGCAACAGCATGCCTGCCGTCTCGCCGTAGCGATGCGGGATCGGCTGCGCCTCGCGGTAGGCATCCCACACTGCCGTGGTGCGCAGTGGCAATGCCCCGGTGAGCGGCGTCATGCATCCACCTGCAGGGTTGCCACGTCGGCGGCCAAACGAATCTGCGACACCAGCCCAGAGAACAGAACCACGCCATCCTCGACCACGCGCACCGATGCACCCAGCGGCGGGCGATCGGTCAGCAGATCGCTGGCCTCGGCGCCGGTATTGATCAGCGTGACCGTGAGGTTAGCCGACTCGCCATCGACATCACTGCGGATCGGCGAAATGCTATCCAGCAGCGGCAGGCGCGCATAGTTGGCGTCCAGCGCGCTGCGGGTTGCCGGGTCGGCGTACAACTGCACCAGCGGTTCGGCATCCAGTTCGACCCAGATCATGGCGCGGCCTCCAATTCCATCGACAGCGACAACAGGCGCGCCGATGCCTGTGGCTGGTGGCCGAATGTGTCCGCCACATCGATGCTGTCTGGCGTGACGCGCACCAGCGCCGGTTCGGGCGTTCCAGCACCGATCAGCACGGCCAGCGTGCGGCGATCCTCGCTGCACGCGTGCCCCAGCGATTGCAGCAATTCGTCGACGCTGGCCTTGGCGAGTGCCGCATGCTCGACCGACACGCCATGGCCTGCGCGTCGACCCAGCCCAGGCAATCGGTAGCGCCGCGTCAGGCGTCCCAACTCTGCATTGCCGTTGGTGAGCTGCGCCTCGAACGGCGTGCCTGCAAACACCCACGCGACACTGCCCGAGGTATCCACGCTGATGCGGTAGGCATCGCGGGGCGTGGTGATTGGCATCCACAAATGCCCTGCCGACCAGGTAATCGTTTTCGATAGCGGCGTAGTGGCGAATCCGTCATCGCTGCCGGTCAGCGTGATCACCGCATCGGCAGGGATGGCGTGGTCGGCGAACAGGATGCCGTCGACATCGGCCGGATTCTCGGGCGTGAGCTGGATCACCGTGCTGCCGGACCACTCCAAACGCCCGCCGGTTGGCGTGAGTGAGCGCACCGCGCCATTGGCCGCCCGCACCGCAAACGTCCAGCGGTCGCCCGTTACCCACGACGGCGCCGCGCCCGAGGTAAACACTGCCGACAATCCCGACGACAGCGACACCAAGCCATCCACATCCACCGGCCCGGTCCATGATCCGCCATCGATGCGCCACTGTGCGCGGGCGCCCTCCACGCGGAATGTGTAGGCATCGCCCAGGGCAAACGGCACCGTGCCCGGTGCAATCTCAAACGCCAGACCGCTGTCGCTGTAGCCTGCCAACGCAGTGAGGTCGAGCGCGTAATCGGCCAGCCGACCATCGGCATCGCCAATTACCGTCCACGTGAGCGTGTCGTCGCCGGTTTGTCCGCCACTGGCCACCATCGGCGTGGCGCGGTTGACCTGCACGGTGATCACATCGCCCTGCTGATACGTGGCGCGGGGCACGCCCGCCAGATCGATGATGATCTCCAGCGCATCGCCGTCGACAAACGGCTGGCAGGGCGCATCCACGCCAAGGCCGAATTCTTGCGTGGAAACGGGGCGAAGCTCCCCGAACTCGTCCGGCAACATCCGGGCCGAGTGATAGTAGTAGCCGGGCTGGAGTGGGAGCAATCCATCGTCTGACTCAAACCATGCAGGCAGACCGTGATCGCGCCAAATGTTGTTGCCATCCAACCCGGCTCCCTCAAAATCCGGCGAAATCCCCGCTGCCGCGCGGACATCGTTGAGGGCGGACGTGTAGCGGTTGAGGTAGGTGTCGCTGACTGCAACACCACTGTCCGCACCGATTGCAGAGTTGACTGGCGTCCACACCACCGAGCCATCGGTGACGGTTGCCGTCTGACCCACTGCCCAACTTGGCTCGCTGGCGCCCGTGGTGCCAGCTGTCGTGCAAACGTACACACGCCCGGTGTAGGGATGGATCAGGTCGCCAAGTGCCTTGGCCGTTGTCGCCGTCCAATACGCACCCAGATCACGCCACACCACCGACCCATCCGTCACGGTGCCGCCTGTCGTAGGCCACGTCGGCTGCGATGCCCCTGACGTGCCACTGGTTTCGGCAGTATAGGCATGACCGTTGCGCGTCGTTGGGACAACGATGCCGAAATCGTAGGCCGTGGTGGCTGCCCACGCTGTCCCACCGGCTGCACCGATGCGATCGCCAAAGTACCGACCTCGCAGGCCATACAGATCCTGCTGTAGCTCGGTAAATGCCTCATCCCACAGGGCATACGGTTTGGCGCCCAGGTTGGTCCACGTTCCGGTGCCATCGGCCACGGTCGCACCCTCGGTCGTTGGCCACGTCGGCTCCGTGCCGCCGGTCGTCCCCCCGCTGTAGGCGTAGCGGTAGCCGTTGCTAACGCTCGGTTCGCGCACCACGTCGGCGGCAATTGCGGTGGATGCGTCCCACGCAGGCCAGCTCAGGTCGCCGCCAGCGATATCCTCCAGCCCTTTGGCAAACAATCGGGCTGCCGCGTTGGCCAGCTCGATGTCGTAGCGGGCATAGGCAGGGCCATTGGCGCTGACGGTAACAGGATCGCCAGATTCGCTGTTGGCAGCCCACGGCAAACCCGTGTTCGACCGCACAAACGACCGGATAAACGACGTGAGGCGCTGAACGCGGATAATCCGCGATGCCTCGCTCATAGAGTCAACCTCCTCTGGGGCCACGCCCAGGTAATCACTGTTGGGGCCGCCCTCGATGTCTGCCTCTGCGCAGTCACATTCGGCGGGTCGGGTGCGGTACGTGAATCGATAGGTTTTGGCCTTGGCCAGTGCGCCCGCGATCAGGTCCTCCACGCACACGGTCGGGCGCGTGGCGGGGTCGCTGCGGGTGCTCACAAAATTGGTGCTGATCGTGCTGGATGGTGGCATAGGTGGCGCGGGCACGGTCGGGATGGTGAAACCGTAGGCGCCACCGTTGAATGCTGCGGCTGTCGTGGCGCTGCCCAGCAACCCCGACACCTGACCGCGCACTGTCCACGTCTCTGCGCCGTTTTCAGCGGCGCTAGTGCATTTGATCGTCAGCACTTCGGTGGGTGCCGCCGTGCTCACGCTGATATCGACCACGGCTTCCTTGATGTATTCGGTTCCCTCAGCAGTCTGCGTGGCCACATACGGCCGCGTCTGCACCGATAGCTCGGTGATGCCCTGCCCGCCCGGGCGCAGATCGTTGACGATCGCACCCTCCACCGTCACCAACGTGGCGTTATCGCGTATCTCGGTCAGCGCGTCGTACAGCGTGACGATGCCGGTCAGTGTGTCGGTGGTGGTGCCGTTGGTGATGCTGATGCTGTGCGTGCCGCTGACGGCATACACCACCGTGCCCGCTGCCACACTGCGCACTGGCGCCGGGCTGAATCCGTAGTGCCACGCGCCCGCACGCCACTGCCGATAGGGCCGGTAAACCTGCGGGTCCATGCCAAAGCGGATGCGCGGTGCGGTGGCAGGCACCGTGCCATCGGGGTTGAGCGTAACCGCGCCAAAGTTCCACTCGTCGCCGACAAAATCGTTGCCCCGCCGACATCGCGACTTGCACGGCAAAATCCGTGGCCGCCGTCGTCAGGCCCGTGCTGTCCACGCTCAGGCTCAGATCGTTGCCCGCATCGCCCGACACCACCGCCACCAGCGTGGCCGACTGAAACGGCAGGCGCGCAAATCGGGTTTCGGTGCCCAGGTCTTCGAGCGTGACGACGAACGTCTGCGCGTCGACCGTGCCCGCTGCCGAAAGGTCAGACATCACGCCATTGCCCACGCCCGAAAACTCAGGTGCCGACACCCGGCGCGTGGTGCCGCCATCGTCGACAATTTCCACATCCAGCACGATGTCGCTGGTGCCCGTGTAGTCACCCGACAAACTCACCACACCGCCGCCCGCTTTGGCCGTGGTGTCGGTGCGCACGTAGTCCCGCGAGGCCACGGTGTTGGTCGCCGAAATACCCAGCGCAGACAGTTGATTGCGGTCGTTGGTGATGTAGCGCACGGTTATCGGGCTCCGATGTAGAGTCGGTTGATTCGGTCGAGCGACGGCTTGAGCTTGCGCACCAGCGCATCGGCATCCAGCGCATCACCCGAAATGTTGATCACGATGCCGCCCGGCGTCGGCAATTGGCTGCCCTGTGTGCGGGCGCTGGTTACAGTGGATGTCACCGAGGCACGACGGCGGTCGGATTGCTCACGCTCGGCAGCGGCTTCGCGTTCGGCGGCGCGCTTGGCCGCAATCTGCGCCATCTCACGGGCGAACTGTTCCTCGCTGCGGCGGCGCGCTTCGGCGGCCTCGGCGGCACCAGCAGAACCCGCCGTCGCGGCCAATTCCTCGATCTGCGCCAGGCGGTCTTGATGCTGACGTTCCAGCACGGCGGACTCGTTGCCGGCAGCGCGGTCGGCTTCGTCCTGCAGCTCGCGGTTCAGCGATTGCAGTTCTTCCAGCGCGCTCTTGGCTTCGTCGCCAATCCCTGCCACCGCATCCGCTGCGGCCTGCGCCTCGGACTTGAGTTGATCCAGCGTGGCACGGTCCAGCAGCTTTAGGTCATCGCGGGCGTTTTCGGCACCGTTCTGCACCGCCTCGATATCCTGCACCAGCCGCGCCGCCTCATCACCGGCACGAGCCAGATTGCCACCAAACCGGTTGCCGAAATCGATGGCGGCATAGCTGGCTGCGTCCGTCACGTTGCCCACTTCACGCAAGTCACGCGACAGTAGATCAGCAGCGGTGGACGCGTTCTGCAACTCGATGCGGGTCTGGATGCCAGCGTCTTCGAGGTCTTGGAACAAATCCGTAAGCGACTGCCCCACACCGCCGCCCTGCCCCGTCTGGAACCGGGTAAACATTTCCTCGGCGGCGGCGCTGGTGGCGCTGAACTCTTCTTTGAGCTGCACCAGCCGGTTGATGTAGGCACCGACAACGCCGTTGCCTGCGGAGGCGGCGTTGCTCACTCCATCCACGCCGCCGGATGCGCCATCGGCGGCGGTTTTGACATCCTTCAATGCGGACGAAGATCGCTTCCCCGCATCTTCCAGCTTGGCAGCTGCGCCTGATCCTGCATCACCAAGCCCATCCAGTGAATTTTTGGCATCGCTGATGCTTTTGTTCAGCGCTGCAATCTGTGCATCGACATCGCGATACTGCTGCAGCAGTGGTCCGTTGTAGTTGGGGTCGGCAGCAAATGCTGCTGCCAGTGCGGCCTGCATGGCGGTAGCTTGAATAGCCAGCGATGCACGCAACGTTTCCCAGTGCGAAATTATCTGCCGTGTAGCGCGCTCACTTTCAGTGGCGGTGCGGCCAAACGCTGTTTTGCCAAGATCGAGGTCATTCAGCTTGGTATCAACTAATGCCATCGCAATGGCATAGTCCTCGATGCTTAACTTTCCACGCGCAAAGGCCGCCTCGATGGATCGCCCTAGCGCGTCGACCTCTTCGCGTGTCGTCACCTTCGACAGCGCGCTCTCGAACGCCATGCCGACCTGTCGGGCGCTACTTTCCGCCGACTCAGCAATCGAATCGAACGCTGCGATCAGCGCGAACCCTTCTTTTGTGATTCCGCTAGATGCAGCCTTGGCGTTGACTTCCAACAGCGCCATCGCATCCGCGACAGCCTTCGCTTCCGCGCTCAGCTCGGAACCCTGAAACGACTGCGCAAGATCTGCGCCTGCCGTGCTTACCGCCAGCATCGATTCACGAACATCCGCAAGCCGATCCTTGACCTGCGCCAGTTGCTCGATCTCTTCTGCGGTCGCCTCGCCAAGCCCGCGCTTTGCTGCCAGCTCTTTGCCCTGGGCGACCAGTAGGTTTTCCAACCCCTCAAGTTGCTGTGCATAGGCGCTGCGCTGCTCTTCATTCAGCTTGCTGACTTCCTGCGCGGTTTTCAGCGTGACGTTGCTGTAGTTGCTCCACTTGTCCGCTGCCGCCGCCGCTGCATCGCCGGAATCTCGCAGCGAGTTTTCCAGCTCTGACAACGACTCGCCTGCATCGGTAGCGCGCCTATACAGCTCGTTCAGTTTTTCACCCAACAGCGCGCCGACTTCGTAGCCGCCAACCGCTGTGCCTGCAACGATGAATCCCTGCAGCGAATTCGCAAGTCCAGCCACTGCCGCCGCCACCTTGTTGGCGACACCCGTCACTGCCGCCGTCGCGCCGATGGACTGCACGCCTGCGACAAATTCCGTTACCTTGCCAACCGAGCTTCCTGCCGCCGCGCCGATGGCCGAAATGCCCGACGCCAGTGCAGCACCCGCCTGTGCCACCTTGAGGGCCACATACGCTTTCGCCAACAGCAGGATCGCACCGCTGTATTCGCGAACAAACCCAACCGATGACTTGATCGCCTCGGACGTGCCGACAATTGCATCGCGAATATCAACCGCCCAGCTTTTCAGCGTGCCGTTGGCGCCAAGCGCCTTTACCTCGGCATTCAGCGCCACCAACTGCTGCTTGAAATAGTCCAGCACACCCGCATCCGACACTTCCTGCAGGAAGTTCGCAAACGCATTCTTGGCCTGCGTCACCAGTCCCGACAACGTGCTTAGGCCACGTGCCGCTTGGCCTTCGGCGCTCTTGCCAATCTCGTTCAGCAGTGCCGCAATCACGTCGCGACCGAGCTTTCCTTGCTCGCTGAGCTTCTGCAGCTCCTGCACGTTTTTTCCGGTGGCCTGGGCGAGCAAATCCCACACCGGCACACCACGCTCGACCAGTTGCAGAATCTCTTCGCCCTGCAGCTTCTGCTTTGCCCATGCCTGACCAACGGCCAGGATGATGCCGTTCAGCGTCTCCTGCGATCCGCCCAGCTTGGCGTTCTGGTCGATCAGTGATTGCAGCGACCCGTTGAGCGGATCAATGCCAAACCCTTTGAGCTTTGCTGCTGCGTCAATCGTCTGCTGAAACGCCTGCCCGTTGTCTTCGGCCAGCGTCTTGAGTTCGTCGAACGCCTTGTTGCCAGCCTCTGCACTGCCGTACAAGGCTTCCAGCTTGATGCGGGTTTTCTCGGCCGCATCGCCAACTTCCAGAATGCTGCCGACACCCCGCGCCGCCTCACGCAGACCAAGCGCCACACCCAGCGATGCCAGCACACCTCGCAGGCGGCTAAACACATCCACGCCGCGCCCTGCACTGGCGTTGGCTTTATCCTGGGCGGCGGTGGCCTCGGCCGTCTTTGCACGGTACTTTGCCAGCACTTCCGCCGCATTTCTTCCAGCCGTATTGAAGCGCCGCGCCGCTTCGTCGGATTCTGCCAATCGAGCGGCTAGCGCCGCTGCCTCATCCTTCTGCTTGCGCAGGGCCGTGACGACAGCAGACGCCTGCCCCTGCAGGCGGGTTTGCTCATCTGCCAGCCGATCAACCGCCACGCCAGCCGATGTCAGTGCCGTTTCAAACTTGCTGGCCTCTGCCGTGTATCTCGCCTGCCGACTCCGCAGCTCTTCAAGCTCTTTGCTGGTCTTCGCAAATGCCTGAGCAGCAATTTGCGCCTGCTCATCGTTTTCCCCCATGCGCAATTTCAGCGCATAGGCTTCACTTTCTGCCCGCTCCAACGCTGGAGCAAGCTGTTCCATGTCGGCACGGATCGAGGCCAACCCGGCTGCATTCCGCGACTGGTCGGAAATCTGCCGCAACTCTTCCGTGACTTTCGTCAACTCGTCCGCCGACAACTGGCCTGCATCAGCCATGTCCAGCAACTGCTGCTTTACGTCGGTGAGCTGATCGGATAACCCACCGATTGAATCACCACCTGCAATCGCCTGGTCACTGACACTACGGATCGCGGCGGCCAACTTTTCAGCGTTGATGCCACCTTCGGTTTCAAGGCTTAGGCGGATGACTTCTTCGAATGATGATCGGCTAGCCATTCTTCACACCCGCTTCAAGAAGTCGCCGAACTTCAGCGACGTGATATTCGGCAGCAACACGAAGCGCCCGGATACCAGGTGCATACGGACCAATGTTCCGATCAGGAACCACCTTGATGCGCTTTAGGCTTTGAAGCAGCCGTTCATTGCCATTGACCATGTCTTTGACCGATGGCCCATAGATCATGTCCAGCCCACCACGCGGCACACGCTTCCCGTTCGCGCCAAACGGACGAATTCGCACGGCTTCGTATTTGCCTGTGCCGGACTTGTTGATAAACGCATGCTTGATCGGCAGTGTCTTGCCTCGGATGATCTGCACCGAGGCGCCAGGCGAAGTGCGTCCTTCCCATGTCGCACCAAACCGCATCACGGGGATCAGCCGCTGGCTGGCGTGGACGATGATGGTTTGTCCAGTGTTTTCCGCATACAAACGCTTGTTCAGAACGCCTTTCTTGACGTTGAACACACCGACCACTTCCGAGCGAGTGATCGAGACGATCTTTCTGGCTGTGGATGCGCCGGCCATTTTGTTGACCTTGCCGATGCGCTTTATGGTCTGCCCAACAAAATCGGACAACCCATACTGATCGTTGGCGAGCTTGCCGTTGGTGTAGAACTTCACCGCACGGCTTTTGCGATTTCGGCGGGCCATAGTGTTCTCAGAAAATCCCCACTGGCGCGGGAGAGGGCGCGCCAGTGGGTAAGGCCGTGGGGAGCACGGCTGCCGGGGAGTGCTTAGGCGCCGCGATCTTCGATGATCACGGCCGGGGTGCTGTTGTTCAGCAGGCTGATGCCGACATCGAATGTGATGGCCGCCACCTCGCCTTCGCCGACAAACGGCAGGGTGCCGGAGGGCTTGAGCGTGCACAGCGGAATGCACACGTCCTGCTGGTCGCCGTAGGGGTTGTCCGCCAGAAAGCGGATACGCCCTTCGACACTGCCTGCGCTGCCGGTTTTGATCTGCGTGCGGGTATTGGCGCCGGGCGTGTAGTCCACCGACAGCGACAACGTTGGCTCGCTGCCCAATGCGGTTTTGGCTGCGCTGTAGGCGTTGGCGAGCTTACCGGTGGGCTGCACGCTGACCAGTCCGAGCGTGGTGTCGACCACGTAATCGGTGTCGGCGGTCAGGCTGGTGACTACACCCAGATCCTGGAACGTGGCGGTGCCATCGGTGTGGGTGCTACCCGCCACGTTGTAGGTCGGCTCGCTGGCGCCACTGGTGCCCGCCACGGTGCAGAGGTAGGCGTGGGTGTTGGACGTGGTGGGAAACACCACGGTGCCCGCAGCGTAAGCGGTGCTATTGGCACGGGTGGCGGCGGAAAACTCCACCGTGACGCTGCCGATATTGCGCACGCCAGACACCGACTGGCTCTCGCCGAGCTGATAGGTGCGGCTGGCCTGATAGCCGGTGATGGCCTCGTTGGTCACCGCCGAGGTGTCCTGCGTGAAATCCTCGATCGTGCCCGCGATGAACACGGCCAGGTTGTCGTTGGACATGTTGTCGACGGTGATCGAGCTGGCACGCGTGACACTGATCGGCACGTCCAGATCGATGGTGTTGAGGCCACCTTCGCTGTTGGTGTGCTGGTAGTTTTCGGTTTCCACCGACAGATCAAACGCCGGGCAGTTGCCCAAAAAGCGCATGCCCTCAAAGCTGCCATCGGCGCGGCGAAGCTGGAACGCCACTTGGCCTTTGGGGATCTTGTATACGTTGCTGCGGGTGTAGGTGCTGGGAGCGGCCATGGTTCAGTCCTCGGTCGGGTTGGTGGCGGGTTTGCGCGAACGTGGGCGCGGCGGTTTTTCCACCGCTGGCTGGGTCAGCCGACCGACGCCACGCTCGCGCAGTTTTTGCGCCTGCGATTCGGTCAGCTCTGCAACATCACCGGGCGCGTACTTTGTGCCGGCATGAATGTGGGTGTGCGTGAACTCAAACAGCACGGGTGGCCTCCTGCGGTCCGTAGGGGTTGCCAAGGCCTTCGCGATAGATCACTGAGAAATTGCACTGCACGGCCTCGACGTGGCTGCCATCGTCACGCGGTGCGGCGGTAGCGCCCGTGTAGCGCACTTCCGCGAAGGCTTTACCATCTTCGACAAGTGCACTGGACCAGCCGCGCATCACCGCGACCTTGATGTCCGCTTTCAGGCATTCCAGCTTGCGCCCGGTGTCCGCCTGCCCTGCAGGCACGTAGCCGACCACGGCGACGCTGAGCGTGATGTCGTACGCCGACGAATTCGCCGACCCGCCCGCCGATTCATCGCCCGCCCACACCACAACGGCCAGCGAGTCATCTGCCACCGGCACAGACCGGCGCACATTGGCGCCCACGTCGGTATGGAACCCGCCTGCCTCGCGGATGCGCTTGAGGCGGGATTCGATGCAGGCTAGGGCGCGTTCGGAGAGAGGGGTCATGCCCATCCTCCCGCCGCGAATCCAGAGGGTGGCGTGCCGGTGATGTCGGCCACGCGGTGTATCTCTACGTACCGAGAGCTTGATGCTGACGGTCGATAGATTGTTGCGACAACGCAAATATCGCCAGACCCGGTCAGAGTTGCCGTCGGAGTGGTATCTGAAGCCGGATCGCCGCCGCCAATCCATGCTCCGCCTGCCCGCCTAATCCAGACCGTCCCAGACGCAGACCTAACTGCAAACTCTAGTATTTGCGGTGATGCTGCGGCGTCTGTGTCATTGCCGATAACAGCGGCGTTTACGTAGATCGTATTTTCAGGGACATATGTTGCCGCTCCGGTTGTTAATTGCCCGTAGTATAAGGTGTCAACAATGAGCACCGCTGATTCACGCGCCACTCCAACGCCAACGGACTCACCTGCGCCGCTATAGCCCGCTTCAACACTGAAATAGCAATTCCCTGACAATGCCAGATTTGACATAGCATTAGCAAAGTTCCCCGTGCCAGATGAGTCCGCAGTTAGCCTCCTATCATCAACAGAGAGCACAGCCGGTGCAGAAACTCTCCCAGCACCCCACGCATTCTCAACCACCGCCGCCCCGCCAATCCGCCGCGCCATCATTCCGGTAATCATGCCGCCACCGTTTGGCCGAATACGTCGAACTCTGCGGAGGCGACAAACTTTACGGTGACAGTCATTCCCGGCTCAAGAACTAGCGTGCCATCTGCAGGTGCGTTGAGCGTGGTCGATGATGCCGTCAGCGTTACATTGCCCGATGCCGCCGCGTTGCGGATGTGGTATTCGCCAGCCGTCAGCGTGTTGTCGAACGTGCAGGTTTTCGCGCCGGTGGCGGTGAACCGGATGTATTTGCCCGCATCGCCTGCAACGATAGTGCGCGCTGACGTGGCATCAGCGACTACGGCGGCAGGCACGTCGGCATCAGACAGCACCACGTCGCCCGATCCATTGATCGCTTGCCCGGCGATGGTTTTGGTGTTCCCGGTGTGCAGCATTTCGTAGACCGACATGTCCGCAACAAATTGCGGCGCGGCCTCGCCGGGTGTGACGCTCATTGATCGCGCATCACCACCCGCACCAACGACAATACCCACGCCGGTAACGCTATCGGGTCCGGTAATTGTGCCCGTCGCGACCGTGGGAACTGCCAGGGTGTTGGTGGTTTTGTTGTAGGTGAGGTCCGCGTCGGCACCCAGCGCACCGCCGTCGTTGAACTGGATCTGCGTGTTGCTGCCAGCAATAGTGGCATCGGCACCATCCGCGCCGTCTGCACCCGGATCACCCTGTGGGCCGGTGGCACCCGTTGCACCTGTTGCGCCAGTCGCTCCGGGATCGCCTTGCGGACCCTGAGGCCCGGTCGCACCCGTTGCGCCGGTCGCGCCAGTTGGGCCAACCAGCGAGGCCAGCCACGCGGTTTCGTCGCCGACGAATCCATCTGCAACAGCAACCTCGTAGGCACTCAAGCCGGGAATGCCCTCGGCATCGCCGGGCGGGCCTTGCTCGCCCTGCGGACCTGCAGGCCCAGCCGGGCCGCGTTGTCCTGCGGCAAACACGCGGGTGATGGCGGCCGGTGCGGCGATGATGGTCGTCACCGTGCTCATGCGCCACCCACTTTCGACGGCACCGCCACCAGCGTGTAAATCGCGATGGTCTTGGCGCTGTTGTCGTAATCGGTGGTGTCCCATATGCGCAGCGCGGCAATTAGCTCGCGGCGGCGCGTGGGTGCCAGTAGGGCGGTATCGCTGGCAGGCATTGCCAGGTCGATTTGTCCGGCCGCAGCGGTGATGGTCAGCAGGCCGTTGTCGGTGCTGGCTGTGGTGATCAGGTCGCCATCTTCGTCGCGCACATCGAGGCGCGCGGACATGCCGGTGAGCGGAATGGGATCACCCGCGACCGGGTCGCCGTTGACATCGGTGCTGTCGAGGTCGGCATACAGAAACGTGTGATTCCACGCATCGCCTGCGGACACATCCAAGTGCGGGTAGCAGCTCATACGGTTTCCTTCACGGACAAAGTCCACGTGCTTGCATCCGACGCCAGCAGGCTGTCGACGGCGTACACCACACCGCCTGCGGTGATGCGCCAGCCGCGCTTGGGCTCGGGCATTGCGGTGGTGGTGGACTGAATTAGGGTGAGGGTGATGTCGGCATCGATCACTTGCCCGGTAGGCAGGGCGCGTGGGCCTTTGCCGCGCTCGACGTAGCCGTTGACGGCATACACCGCGCCCGATGCGGCAGTGACCGTGCATGACGCGGTGCCGAAAAACGCGGCGTCGGCGGCGTTGAAGGCATCCCATGCGTTGTTGTCAAACACTGCGCTCATTGCCCGCCCCCATGCTGCGATCGGATTGCGGCTTTGTCGGCGTTGCAGGATTCCAACTCGCGTTTGCGATCAGACGCCACCCACGGGCACAGCGACAGCGGCCCTTCTGCGACCGGGTGCGGCTCAGTTAGGGCGTCGTGTACCGCTTGCAGGCGGATGGTTTCGACGGTGATCGGCGTGGGCTTGGTGATCACGGTGTCGTGGCAGCAGCCAGACAGCGCGAGGACAATCAGTAGCCAGATAGATGCGCGCATGCGACCTCCATCTGTGCCAGCGACGCATCGCACGATGCGGTGCGCTCGTCCCATCGGGTTTTCCAGGCATCCGCCTGCCGCTGTGCTGCTTCACGGCCCTGACGTGCGGCAGCGACAGCGGTGGCGGCGGATTGGTTCTGCAGTGCCCATTGCTGCTGGCACTGCGCAAGACTGGACTGCAAGGCCAGGGCGGTGGATTCCCACTCGGCATTCGCGGCCGTGGCGGTATTGGCAACGTGATCCGCCGACGCGGTTTTGTTTGCCGCATGAACAAGCTGCCAGACGTTGCCGATGACCGAGACGATCAGGATCAGCGTGAGCACGACGGACGGCGGGATCATGGCCCGACCTCCGTCACGACGATGGCGTACATGCACAGCGGCACCAATACCGCCAGCAGGATCTTCGGACCCCAGCGCGTCAGCCAATCGGCCAGCGGTGCGGGTAGTAGGCCGGGCGTGCGAATGTCGGTTGCGCGGCGGCCGATCATGCGCGACCCTCGCACAGTGCGCGCTCCGCTGCGCGGCGCTTGACTAGGCCGGGCAGCTTGATGCCTTTGGCGTAGACCCAGCGGTCAAGCTGGCTGCACCAGACTGTTGCCGGTGCGCCCGCGTTGATCTGTCGGGCCATGGTGCTGTTGCAGTACGCGGTGGTGCCGACGTTGTAGGTAAACGACACCAGCGCGGCGTATTCGTGGTCGGCCAATTCCGGGCCGGTACAGCGCAGAACACCGCCAAGCGCGGCCTGCATGTCGGATTGCTTCAATGCTTCGCACTGTTCAGCGGTGCGGGTGTCGCCCCACTCCACGTCGGGGCCAGTGTGGCCGTAGCAAATCGTGGGGATGCCGACCGGGTCGGCGTAGGTGCTGGGCACCATGCCCTCGTAGTAGCCAATGACCGGGCCGGAAAGACCCAGCACGATGGCGGTACGAATCGCGATGGTGCGCGCGACGGACATCAGCGTTGCGCCTCGGCAGCGCGGATGGCACGCTCTTCCCGCTCACGCAGCAACCGCGCCTCGATCGAATCAATGCGCCGATTGACCTCGGCCATATCCCGCGCCGCCTCGCGTGCGGGCTGCGACTGCGCAACCTGGGCAGCCAACGTGCCGAACTGCGTTTCGATCACGGCAGTGCGCTTGTCGACGGCGATCAGGGTGTTGCCAACCCAGCCCATCAACAACATCAGAATAGTGAGTGCGGCACTTTGCACGTGGCGCTCCAATCCTGGACGAGAGGGCTGGATGGTGTCGTGGTCAGTCATCGGGCTTGTCCTGTCACGGTGAGGTGGCGCGGGGCGTTGCGGCCCCGCGCCGGTTCATCAGGCAGTCTTGGTCGCGTTGCCCGGAGTGGGCTTCACGGTGCAGGTGGTCTCGGTGTTGGCACCGGCAATCCATGCCACTGCGCCGCCGGTGATATCGCCCGTGGCAGGCGTGGCCGCCGAGTCGTCGAATGCGCTTGCCGATGCGTCCCAGATCAGCTTTTCGCCCTGGGTGAATACCGCAGCCGATACCTTCGGCACGGTGAACACGCCTTCGACCGCGACGGAGCCGGTAGCGCCATCGGCGATGTCGACCAGCGCGACACCGATGCAGTGGCCCGTTGCGACCACATCGCCAGAGGACACCGCAGAGCCAGTGCCGTTGGTCCAGTTGATGACGTTGCCGTCAGATACATAGTTCTTTGCCATAACTTCCTCGCGTGTGATGTGTGGACAGCCCGGCCAATGCGGGCTGTCCCTTGGTGTGGCTTAGGCGCCTGCGTTGCGGATCGCACCGCGGTAGTCGATGGCAGCGATGCCGAAGTCCAGACGGACCTTGTAGCGGGCACCGTCGACGCTGAAGCCCTCTTCCATGTCAAGGAACGGGGCGTCGTTGCCGTCGAGGAACGACACATCGATGACCGGTGCATCGGCGGGGCTGGCGAACGCGTACCAGGTGGTACCAGAAATGCGCGGGGTGTCGATGACATCCGCAAACATCCCGTACACCGCATTGGCGCGCTGCAGCTTGTTGTTGGCGTCGGGGTCGTACTGCGAGCCGTTGACGACGCGAGCCGAACCGCCAGAGGCAGTCGGGCCAAGCCAGATCGACGGACGCAGATCGAGGTAGTCGTTACCGCTGACATCGGTCTGCGCGGCCATCAGCGAGCGCGCGTTGTCGAACGAGGTCACACTCGGCGCGCCACCCGTGCCAATGTTGCCGTGCGTGGCGTGGAACAACGCGACGCCGTCTTCCAGCGTCGGGTTGCTGGCCAGCAGCGTGTACACATCGGCCTCGATGGTGCGGGCAGCGGCACGGCCCAACATGTTCAGCACACCAACGAAGGCGCTGAGGTCATCATTGATGATGGCCTGACGGCTGAGGGTAACGATGTTGCCCTTGGTGCCAGCGGTCACCGTCGCCTTTTCGCCATCCGGCAACGCCTTGTGCTTGAACTCGCCAAGCTCGCTGAGGGAATCCAGATTGCCGATGCTTCCCGTGCGATAGCGGTTGTGAGCGCGGAAATCGCTGACCGAGCCACGGGCGCAGAAACGCGACCATGTGTCGGCGGCCACAGCGTAAGCACCTTGCAGCGCCTTGTGCATGGTGTTTTCCAGCAACACCGGGAAATCCGAACCGGACTGCGTGAATGCACGGCCAACCAGTTCGAGCTTCGCCAGGCCATCGGTGCGAACGCCAGTCCGCTCCAACGAGCGACGGGCCAACTCCAACAGCGTGTAGCCGCGCATCGGGTTGTCGCGCTCGATCTGCACGCGGGCTTTGGTTGCTGGGTCGATGGCATTCGCACGATGCAACAACATCGTTTCGGTGGCTGCGCGCTGCTTGTCCGCTTCGTCCATGCCAGGCACAACGTGGTTGAAGTTGCCGCCACGCGCTTGGTCTGCCGCGACCAATGCCGTCAGCACGTCGGCACGTATGTCGCCGATGGGCTTGCCGGAACGAATCCAGCCTTCGGCTTTGTCCGTCATGCCATGACGGGTCGCCAGTGCAACGATTTCTGCGCTGCGTACGTTGGCCGCTTCGGCGGCCTCACGCTGGGCGCGTTGCTGCTGTTCAATGTTCGCCGCGTCGTCAGCGGCAGGTGCGGCGGTGCCGCCGTTATCGTTCGGGTCCATTGCGTTACCTCGGGTGGTGAAAATGCAGGATTCGCCCTGCTGGGGAGCGTCCCGTGTCGTGGCGCCTGCATCGGCTGGCACGGTGACGAAACTGAGTTCTTTCGGCGTCCACCGCACAGCGCGGTAGACAGGTAACTGCCCTTGCACGCGAGTGATTTGGTACTGCTGAACGCTGTACCCGACGCTGATGTTGCGGATGATTCCGGCCTCGATGTCGGCGACGATGCCCGCGACCTCTTCGCGCTGACTGAGCCGCAGAATGGCGCGCCCTTCGCCGTTGCTGAGCCAAGCGCGCTCGACGACACCGAGCTGGCTTTCCAGCCCGCGCGTGGCGTGGCTGTCCAGCACGGGCGCAGCGCCGGTATTGAGGCGCCCCATGTCGATGGCGGCATCGCTGACTTCCAGCTCTTCGGAGTATTCCTCGTCAGCCCAGAAGTCGTACCGACGCACGGCGGCGCCCGTTGTCCAGGTCACTTCGACAGTGCGTGACTCCGCGTTGAAACTCGCCGGAGTGAGCACGGCGAGGCGGGTTTGCATCGGTAGCTTTCGGGTTTGTGCGCTCATGGGCGAGCATCAAACACCGGTGCCCGTCCCAAGTTTAGGCAAAATGGGACGGGCTACAGACCGCCGACCATCAGCAGCACTTCTTCATCATCGAGGCTATGGTCGACTGGCCGTAACGAGGCCAGCGGGATCGCTGGCGTACGACGACGGCGAGCGCGTGATTCCTCACGGATTGGAATGACGGTGGCCAGCTTTGGCGGTGTTGCAACGGGCTGATCTTCCAGCACCACGCCCCAGGCATCGGCCCAAGCCGCACCGAACGACAGCCCCCATGCCGAGGCCATCACGGACCCCAAGGATCAGACGGGCTGCCCGATCCGCTGATCGTCTGGCCTTTAATCTGCACCGTGTTGACGGGGATTGTCGCGGCTTCCAATGCCGCCACAACGGCATCCGCCAGCGCGGCATAATCCACGCCGCCGCTGCTGGCCGTGTTGAGTTTCGCGCCCATCGTCCCTGCGTCGTTGTTGACTGCGGCGAGTGCAGACCAGACCGCCGTCGCAATGCTCTGCGTCGTCAGTACGCTGCTATCTTCGGTGCTGCCTGCCATGTGCCCGATGGCGTACGGGATCAGCGTGCCGGTGACGGTAAATGATGCGATTCCTGCACCATCTGCCAGTGCGCCAAGTTGCGCCGGTGCTGCCGTGACGGTGAACGATGCCGTGCCACTGCCGTTGATGGATGCCGTTGCCAGTGCATCCGCCACCGACACCGAGAACGAGGCCGCACCCGAGCCGCTGACGATCAGCTCGCCCGCCGCATCCGCGACGGTGAACGTGATCGCCGCCGAACCCGATGCAGGCAGGCCCATCGTGCCTGAGCCAGTGGCATCGACCGCAATCGACGTGCGCCCCGCCAATCCGCCCGCCTCGACCGCCAGCAGCCATGCGCGACCGCCATAGCCTGAC